CCAAAAGCAACCATTATTGCAGTAACAAAGCCTGTAACTGCTGCCCAAAACTTTCTACTTGTCAACTTTTGTTTCCAGTTAATCTTCACTGTTTTCACCTTCCTTTTTAACTTTTGATTTTTTGATATTGGTTTCTTCTTAAATTTGAAATACCAGCAAAGATACCAAATGCTACTGACACACCTGAAATTAATAGTGCTACTTCAATTGTCAAACACACCACTTCCTTTCATAACAAAAATGAACCCCTTCAGAAGCCCAAATTTGACTTCTAAAGGGGTTTTATCTTTTAGGTGTATAAATGTATTAGTTATTCAGAAACAATCACATCTGCATAGCCTTCTGCTGTCAGCAGGGCATCTGCATCCGCTTTATATGGTGTGTATAATGAAGTTTTCATGAAGTAAGCCCTATATTTTTCTTGACCTTTTTCAAGTGAAACATCTGCTGCCCTTTCAATTACCATTGCAATAAATCTACTCATTGGAACATCCCCCTTTCTACATCATTAAAGATGGAATCACTTCTAACATAAGAGTGTCCAGAGTTTCTAAAAATGTTTCATTTTGTTCAGCCATTAATCTGATATATTCATCTTTTTCATACTGAATTTCATAATATTCAAACACTCCTTCTTCATCTTCAACAGGTTTAATATTGGTATGCACATAGACAGTATCTTTACCAATAATTAAAGGTTTCGCTTGGGCAGCAGAACCCCTTACAATACCCATATCTTTCATTTGTTAACCTTCCTTTCTTTAATTTCAGTAATGTAATAATCATCCAAATATTTTTGAATAGGTGCAATGTAATTTTGACTTAATCTATAACTATCGCACCACTTTAACCAACCCTTATATGAATTAGCTGAACACCATTCTGAATAAGTTATCTTTTGATCAGCATCACATTTCTTTTTAATTGCAGTCATCTTTTTCTTAAATCTTTTACAAGTCGATTTTCTTAATAATTTATAACCATAAAAATGCCGATATCCTACAAAATCAATTCCCCTGATTGCAGTAGGAAACACTTGCCAATTATCTTTTACAGTCAATTCAAGTTCTTGTTTTAAATAATTATCTATCTTTCTTTTCAACCAGTGAAGAAACTTTTTAGAATGATGTAAGATAACAATATCATCCATATATCTTATGACATATTGAACACCCATTTGTTCTTTTAGCCAATGGTCAAAGTATGCAAGATAAAAATTAGCAAGGTATTGGGAAAGATAAGAACCTATTGGAACACCTTTATCACCTGGAATACTATCAATAATCTTATCCAACAATTCAAGAAGGTCTGCATCTTTGAATTTCTTTCTTAACAATCTTTTTAAGATGTCATGGTTAATACTTGGATAAAATTTATTGATGTCTATTTTCAAGGTATATGCTGTTCCAATTTTATCCTTCATATACTTATCAAGAAGTGCTGAAGCTTTGTGAATACCCCTGCCTTTTAAAGAAGCACATGTAAAATCAGTAAACACTTGTAAAAATACGAATTCAATTTGTAACATAATTGCCCATTGAACAATTCTGTCAGGGTAATAGGGAAGTTTATAAAGTTCTCTTTCTTTTCCCTTATCTGAAATCACTGAAACAGTGTATTCACTCACTTCATAGGTTTTATTCTTCAGCATTTCATGAATTTGTGTTAAATAATATTCTTCATCAGCATCTACCATCTTAACTTCTCTATAAAATAACTTGTCTTTCCTTGCATTTTTATGTGCCAATTTAAGGTTCTCCATGTCATAGATTTTGGAATATAAATTTCCGTATCTTTTCATGAAACAACCCCTATTTTGATGTTTTTTAATGCCGAATTTTCGAACTTGAAAGTTATTTTCAAGCCTACTAATACAGCTTAAAAAATTTTTATGTTTTGGCAAGAGCCAGGGCAATGGAAGTCAGTGGGAAAAATTTAAGCTTAAAAACAATAAGTGACTGCCCAGATTGGAATTCGAATTCGAAGTGGAATTATTAACATGAAGATAGAAAGTACCTGCATTAGAACCATTATTCCAATTACCACTGAAATTAGGTAAGTGGGAAGTGTTCAAATTAGTGTAAACTTCCTACTATTTTTTAAGCAGGTAATGAAATCCAATCTTTACCATTGCCCATATATTAACCCTATAAATACATCAAGCGACCGCCCAGATCGGAATCCGAAAACGAAGCGGAAATACTAACACGAAGATAGAAAGCACCCGCATTAGAACCACTAGCCCAATTACCACCGAAATAAGGCAAGCGGGAAGCGCTCAAATTAGCGTAATCACAAAAGTAAGTTGAAGCTGAACCACTAACTTCTTTTGCAATGAATCCTGTTTGACTTGTCCCTTGTGGTTTACTCATATAATTTCCAATATTAGATGTTGCCCCTTGACCTCTATCAGTGTAACCGCTTCCTGTGTCATTAAAGTTTTGAAAAGCAGTCTTAATATTTCTATTATCATCACTATACAGCCCATCAATCCACCAACGAAGGTTGCCCCAAAAATCTTCAATCCCCAGGAATTTCATTTGTTGCTTACCTGTTGTTTCTCCAAAGAACATTCCTTTTGCATTCGTTCCACCAGTATTAGTTGCAGCACTATTTCCATCTACATAACCCCTACCAAGTGCAGTTTGGGAATCAAGATTTTTATACCTAATTAAGTATAAGCATTGAAGTAAAGTCAAAGGGTAGAAGGAAACCAAGTCATAACCTGAACCATTTGCTTGGGCTTGTGTTCTGAATGTTCCAATCGTTTGGTTAGTAGTTGGTGTTTTACCACTCAAACTTCTTAATTTACCGCCATCATTCCAACCCAGGTAAGCCCCAATGTAAAGTTTTGACCTATCACCTTCAGCAGCCCTGGAATGTGCATAATATTTGAAATTAGGATTGTTTGGGTCATCTGTTACTTTTACAGTTAAAATGTTTCCGACAGTTGATATTAAAAATCCTGTCTTGGGAATTTCAATCATTACATCCCCATCATTACCTGATGTTATATCCGCAGCACTACCATCAACCTTTTTTGTAAAATCATTAGGATTCAAATAATACTGAACAACTCCATTTTTCAGTAGACAAGGCTTGATGTCTTTGAAAATATTCATGGAATCCCAAGCAGCAGCCCCGCCAGTCATGCCAACAGCATCATCTGTATAAGTTACTGCTGTTTCAGGGTTACTGTTTGTAAGGTCAATTGCTACACCATAAATTTTATAAGGTTGTGGTGTGCCAGAAAGCCTATTTGCTTCATTTCTATTTACTGCACCTTGGTCGGAATATGGAAATAGTTGATAGTAATAAGTCACCCCATTAGTTAGTCCTGAATCAACAAATCCAGTTGAAGAATAAGCACCCCTTACTTTATTGTCAACAAGAACAATCCCATCTTTTTCATTAGTTGGGTAACTTCCAGCTTTTCTTACAAGCTTTGTTCCCGCCCAAGTAGAAATAAGTTGACCATCAACAACAGTATCTTCAGGGTCATCCCATTTAATTGTAAGTTGGGAATTCCCAACAATGATGGATGGATTGATAACATTAGATGGAGGAACACCACCGCCGCCAGTTTCAATTTCAATCCAATCTGAACCATCAAAAAATTCAAGTTTATCATTAAACCACCTTATTCCATGAACCCCTTCTTCAGTATTAATTTCATTATCAATATGATTATCCATTAAGTCTTTTAAAACTTTTCCTTGTGCTGCCGATAATGCTGAAGTAGCATCTGTGCTGGTCAAATTGTCTATAATTTCTGTTTCATCAGGAACAGAAATATTAACTTCTTTAGAAACAGGGGTTACTTCAACACCGTTAACCTTAATCTTTTCAATTACATTAACTTGTGCATTTTCTTCAATGTTTTCAAGCTTTTCCTTTTCTTCATCAGTATAGTCATTAGCTGAAAGTCCTTTTCCTTCAATCTTATCAACTTTATTATCATTAAGCTTTTTCAATTCAGCATCTATAATGTCAGCATTTTCATTAAAAACTTCAATATCATAAAAATCATCAGGTGTTGGTTTTATTAAATTGTAATTAGTAGTTTTATCAGCCATTATTCTAATACCTCACTTCTTAATTGATTATGTGTATAAGTTTGCAAATGGGCATGTGTAAACTGTTTCAATGTTAAGTGTTGATTGTAAATTAGTCTTAAATCAATAATCATATTTGCAGGAATGACCCTTTGCAATAAAGCATCTACATCATCAAAGTTACTTTTAGCAATCAAATTAACTTTTACTTCAATAGTATAAGTATCATTATAAAGTTCAATTGAATAACCATCTTTCCCACATAACGCTTCCAATTGCTGTTTTAAGGTTCTCATGGTATAGGGAAGCCGTTCATTTAGCCTGGTTAAAATTCTGAACTTCCTTGCATCTAATGATTCAGTTGCTTTTGGAATAATTCCAAGAATTTTTTCCCATCTTCCAACACCATATTCAGTTGCATCAATGACAAATTGGTCATTTAAAGCATTATCAATTGAACCCCATAAATTAGCAATTTCAACTTGTTCACTTTGAAGTAGTAATTTCAATTCCCTAACTTCTTTCAATACTGAAGGAAGGTAATCAATTAAATTTCTATCCAATGACTTCACCCCTCACTGGGATATTATCAGCCCCCAAAACAAAATTTTGTGCTTGCCCATTGATAGTTGTATTTTCAATATCTACTACACCTGCAATATTAAGAATTCTTGTTTCAATTTGACTGATTCTAACTATCAAATTATTTTCATTTTCCCAAGATGAAGCCAATTCAAAAAAGTAATCATCAATAGCTTTATGAACATAAGGTTCAATATCAGCCCATGTCCAGCCTTCTTGGTAAGTGATGTTTGTATTTATATTAATTGTGGTTGCACTTACCCCTTCAACAGTAACTACATGACCAATTGGGGCAAATCCAACCCCTTTTCCTTGGTTTTGAATTGGGTCAACTGCTGTTTGAACCGCATCAATGAGGGTTGAACTTGGCACATTGTAGGTTGAATCAATAATGACAAGTTTCACAGTTCCCCCACCATTCCAAACAGGATAAACTTTAACGCCCCCAACACCTGGAAGTTGCTTTGTTTTTTCTTTATAATCAGCAATATTTCCACCAAAAGATTGAGATTCTAAACTGTTAAAATATCTTTCTCTTAAACTTTCTGTATCTTCTTCATCTTCACCAGGAATAAGAAGTTCAGTCAATTCAGCACTGGTCAATCCTTCAATATAATCAATGGGAATAAGTGTTCCAAATTGTTGATTTCCTTCACTTCCAGGAGTTTCACATTCAAGCTTGAAAATACCATCTGAAATTTTTTCTATTACTATATAATTCAACATATCCAGTGAAAATCTTGAACCAATTGGAACATCAATATTAAATTCACCCTTTAGAATTGCTTTGGTTGCTGGTTCAGGAATTATACCTCTTTCAGCACATCTTTTGATTAAATAATCCCTAGTTTGAGTATCCGCAAAGGATTCATTCAATATGGTGTCAAGCTGAATATACATATTTTGCAATTCGACCGCAGCGGGGGCAAGGGCATTGTAAATAATTGAACCTTCCCTGGTATCAATATTTGGATTTTGGGCAAGTACCCTGTCAATCATTCGTTGAAGGATGAGTTCATAAGTAATAGCTTCATACATTACACATTCACCACCTTTTCCGCTTCAACATCACCATAAATAGTGCTTACTGTGAATGTTGCATGAACTTTTCCTTTTGTTGTTTTAAAAGAAAAGTTGTCAACACCAGTAATTCTTGTGTCTTGTAATAAAGCTTCAGTAATTCTTCTTTTCAATTCAGGAAGAACAAATGAAATTGGTTGTCCAAATAAATCTTCTATTTCAATTCCATAATTCCAGCTATAAATTATGTGTTTATATCGTTGAACATTGAGAATGAGAAATATTGCTTGCTTCATTGCTTCAAGTCCATCAGTAAAGCCAATTATGGTGTTGGAAGGGATATTTAATTTAAAAGTTTTTGTTGGAAGTTCTTCATATTCAAAATCATTTATCAAATCATCATTAATATTAGGAATCATATTTATCACCTCACCCTATCCAACACAATATATTTCTGACCACCTTGAACCCTTAAAAGGATGACCTTTTCACCAGGAGAAAGCCCCAAGTGAACTGTAAATTTCTTTCTGCCTTTATATTCATGCCTGTGGTTATCAAAAGCCCCATAGCCTGAACCACCGCTGGTTTCTTCAGTAAAATGTTCCATTGTCATATCTACATTAAAAGTGCTTACCAAACTGGTAAGCACTAAATTTGAAGCATCCAATATCATTTTTTGTTCAACATTTATTTTTAGTGGAGAAGTGGTGACAACTGTTCCAAAAAATATTCCTGTTGGCATTGAATTTTCAACTGCTTGCAATGCTGCCTTTTTCATCAGTTCAACTAAATTAGGCAATAAAGTCACCCCCTCGTAAAGTTAAATCCATTACATGATACCTTTCATTAAAAACATGTTTTACTTTTTCAACCATCATAAAGTTATTAACCACTATATCACCAAGATTTAACATAACAACAAGTGCAGAACCAGCACGAACCCGCACATCACCAAAAGCATTTTTTATAATAAGGTTACGACTTTTTTTATTGTAAAGAGAAAGAAGGGCATCAGCTTTTACTTTTCCATTTTCACCTTTTTCAAGAGTGTCAAAGTATTGAAGAACACCCCAATTGTTCATATTTCTTGAATCTTGGGCAATGTAAATTTCCCTTTTTCCAGCTTCTTCATTGTTATAAGACAACTTAATTTTGTTGTAGGTATTGCCATCAATGCTGGAAGTATAATCAAAGTTTTCACCTGTTTCTTCATCAATCAATAGGTTCAACTTCATATTTTCAACATTCTTCAAGGTAAGTTTCCCAAAGTCATCATAAAGAACAAATAACTTTTTTCTCTCACGAAGGGTTATATCTAAAGCAGTTTGAATGATGTCAAATAAAGTTTTATTATCTTCAATCCTGGAAGCAATTTTAAAACCAGTATCTTCTAAACTTCCAACTTGAAGATTAAAGTCTGCTGCAATCAT